AAAAATCCTTTAATTGTAGAAGTTGATCCTCCCCAAGTTTGAACATCTGTTGCTGTACTAGCACCATTTGCATCAGCATCATCAATATAAATTTCTGTAGCAGAAGCATAAGTTCCATTGTTAAAAGAAACTTCTCCAGCTCCAGGATCTGCATCCGATGTGCCAGTATCAAATTTATAATAGTAACCAGGTATTGCTCCATCTTCGCCACTAGCTGAAAAAGATAAAAATACTTTATCTTCATCTGCTAAAGCTCCAGCACCATCAATATAAGTTAAAGCTAATTTTGTATAACCACTAGCATCTGTAACAGCACCTGATATTTTCCAAACATGCCATACATCTAAAGCATTAGATTTTGTAACTCTAATTCTTCCTCTATTAGTATCATTACCAGTTACATCATCAAATGACTGCACCCAGGCACTCACATCTGTACCATTTGCCTCTAAATCATCCACATAAGCAATGGTTGCTGATCCAAATGTTGTGTTGTTAAATCTTATAATTCCTGATCCTGGATCAGAATCTGTTGTTGTTGTTGAATAAGTAAATTGTGCTGAATCTCCACCAGCCGGTAAAAAGTCTGCAACTGTTGTTAAATCTCCAGAACTATCAAAACCTAAAGTCTTGGATGCTCTATCTGTTGCACTATCAGTAAACTCAGCAGAAGAAATTGTATTTGTTCTTGATACTTTAAATGATCTATCTAATGCCTCTTGCATTTGTTGAATAGTCATTGTTCCACGATCCAAACCCTCTTCATGTGTCTCCGCAGGGAATGGATCATTAGCGATATAATCAATCGCCTGAGTTTGCGGAACATTCCTTATAATCACTACTGTTTCTCCAGTAGCTGGAGTATTGCCAGAAGTGGTTGTTATAGAACCTCCACTTGCATCTCCTGCACCTGCTACTGTGTAGTGTGTGGTTAGAGTTTTAGTTGTCTCTGTTCCTGTTGAGGAACGAATAATAACTATTAGGTCTGAGTCCGCAAAAATTTTAAAATTGTAAGCAAAGCTAGTTGTACTATCATTGCCAGAGTAGGAATTTTTTACTGTTGTTGAAGATATTGTCATAGTTAAAAACCTTTAAATTTCCTTGATGGTTTTGTCAATAAAAAATCTTGATTATACTCTTTTTTCATACGCTTTTCCATTCTTTTTAAAACACCAGGATTCATTGTTTCTAACATTTGATAACCTATTAAATAATCAAAAGCAGCTTTTATATAAAATAAATTTAAGAAAGGTATATTTTGAGTTACAGCTCTATACGCCAATCTTCCTGCTTTACCACCTTCACCTGTAATACCATATTTAAGAGCTAATACAACATCAATTCCAGACAAGAAAACAGGACCGGCTAATGATCCAGCAGCCTCAAGGCTTGATCTTGTTTCTCTAAACAAAACATCTCCATAAATACCTAAACCACCACCTTGTAAAAAAGCAGCCAAAAGAGATTGACCTTTAGTCGGATCTCTAGGCTCTTTACCTTTTAATAAATCTTTTATTGTCATTGACATATAACCTAAAATTCCAGATGTTAAAAATATTGCTGCCAAACCCATTGATCCTCTTAATTTTTGTTTATTAGCTCCTTTAAAATAATCCATTTCTCTTCCTAAAACTTTCATAACAATAGATAATGGAAATGCTTTAAATTGACCTACGAATCTAATAGCTTCACCAGGACCAGTTCCAGACATTGTTCCTTGTGTCATAAAACCTTTTACTCTAGCATCTGGCTCAATAACCGCATAAAGAGTTCTATCTAAAAGCATACCAGATACAGATGTTTTAAATTTTGTTTTTTCTATTCGTATTTGTCTTTGAGTTAAATTATCTAAACCAGTTATTCGCTTTACATCAGCATCAGATATTTGATCTAATAAACCAATATTAATAAATTCCTTTCCATCATCTGCTGTTTCCATTGCAGTTTTTCTTATAATGTCCCATCTTGTAGAATCTATATTATAAGTTTCAAATAAACTTTTTAATTGTTTATTTAAACTTCCAAATTCTATATTCTTTTGTTTTGCAAAATAATTTGCCATACCTAACATAGCTCCTTCTTTAAGAGTGTTGGTCCACCAGGTTAGTAAATTAAGTTTAAAAAATATTCTTTGAGTTCTAGTCCAACCTTTGCTCATATTATCTCCAACTTGGTATCTACCAGCAATATCATATATGGCACTATCAGTTATTAATCCTAAACTTTCTACTATATCTTTTAATTGTTTTGGATTTTTTATTTTTCTTAAACTATTAAGTGCTTCAAACATTCCTCCTAAAAATGATCTACCTTGGAATCTCATTTCTGAACCATATAAACCAATATCTGCAGCAGCCGATATTGTTGCACCTCCAAGTTTTGCCATAGAAGTTATGGATCTTGCTATTGCAGAATATTTAGCAACTGCAAAATTTTCTACAGTATAAACAGAGCCATCTACAATTCTTAAATATTTAACAAAAGGTCTATCGCTTTTAATATTTTCTATATCTTTTTTTGAATCTTTAAGTCTTTCATGTACCGCAGCTCTAATAATATTAAAATTTTGAGTTGGTTTTGTTCCTAATGAATCTAATATACCAATATTTCTACCGGTAGTTTGTAGTCCTGAAATAAATGATTCTTTTAAATTACCCATTCCAAAAATATCATTATAAGCAAACCAATCACTTGCACTTTTAAAGTGTAAAACTCTTTTAAATTCAGTCTTTTGTGCTATATTTCTGGTTATTTTAGTGCCGAATATAAAACTAGCTCCATCAGCCATTTGATATTTGTTGCCTACCAAGGTGCTATAAACATCTGACATAAATTTTTCTATATCATCTACATTAACAAAGGTTCTGTCATGGTCCAATTTTTCCATTACAAAATTTTTCCATGCTGTATAATTTTTTTCATAATTAATATTTTTCTTAGTTCTAGTTTCTTGATTTAATTTTTCTTTTTTTGCTAATAATTCTCTATATCTTCTTGTTGCTTGACCAAGTAAAGCAGTTCCTTCATCATTTTGACCTTTGTTATCAATAACTTTTTTTATTTTAGCAATAGTTTTTCTTGCTTCATTAATCTCTATATCAAGCTGTTTATTAATTTTTCCTTTTGTATCAATTTCTATATTTTTTAATCCTAATTTGTTTGCAGCATCTCTTACAGAATAAGGATCGTGAGTTTGTCTAACAATATAACCCCACATTCTAGGAATATTAGCACCTCTATCATTTAATGATTGTCTAATCATTTCAGAATATTCATCCATAATTTCAGCAAGTTTTTTAATAGTTGGATCTGTTTCTGTTATTGGTGGTTCTAATCCTGTCTGTTCTTCAATGGCAGTTCTTCTTTGATTAATTTCTTCCATTGCAATAGCCACTCTTTCTTGAGTTTTTTTGTCTGCATCAGCAAATAATTCCTCTAAATTATTCTCTCTTAATTTTCTATTAAAACCTGCAATTTGTTGATTGGAACTTGTTTGTTGATGTATAGCCACCGAATCTCTTGCACCGGCAACTCTTCTATTAGTACCAACTAAAATTGAAATCAATCCTTCTTCTGGATCATCAGGAAAATTCTTTATAACAAATTCTGTTAATTTTCTAATTTTAATTTCATTTTCAATAGCATTTCTTTTGTTTAATTTTTTCTGTAATTTAATTTGTTCTGTTACTTCTTGTGCAACCTTATCTACATTAATTTCATTAATCTTAGATACTTTCATTTCTTGTTGTGCTAATTTTATAGCGTCAAGAATTTCATTTTTTTGAGTTGATCTAATAGATGATTTTTTAAGTAAATCTTCTATTCTTAATAAGCATTTATCTGCCATTGTTATCTCCCATTAACACAGTTAATTGCATCTTTAATAATTTCATCTAAGTCTTTAGATTTATTATTAGTTTCATCTAAGGCTTCCTTTGTTCTTTTTACATCAAAAGAATCTTCAACAAATTTTAATTCTAAATCTTTTTGATTTGTTCTAAGGGTTTCTAATTGTGTTTCTAAACTTTTTATTTCTGAATCAGTTTCTACATTGTTTCTTTTAACAACATTTTTTTCTACATCATTTAATTCAACTTGATCTATTTTAGATTCTGATTTAACTTTTATTTTTGGTGTAGCAGATGTGTCTGATACATTTCTAAGATTAGGATCAGCATCAACTATAGGAGATATATTATTAGGTTTATCTAATAAAAAATCATTAAGTGATTTTTCTAGTAATAGTTTTCTAGTTTTCGGATCAGTTTTTTCTAACGCCATCATAATTCTACCATTTTCAGGATAATATTCTCTATATAAATTAAACTCAGCATCCGCACCTTCGTCTACTGTAATTTTATTTTCTTTCCTTGCTTGTTTAATTTTCTTTTGTCTTAGTTTAAATTTTCTTGCGGTGTTTAAATCTTTTAATTTTCCAGCACCCACATGAAGTCCACCACCCATTATAGTTCCAAATGTAATATTTAAAAAACTATCCATGTGGTCATAATCAGCTTTTACTTTTTGAGCTACACCATAAACTATAGGCTCAATAAGAGCTGCACCCACAGCACCTTCCACCATACCTCTTGCTAATCTCGCTGTTTTAAATCCTGTTCTGCCAACAAGCCATGCAAATCTTGTCTGTCCAAACACAGGAATAAAGGAAGCAGCAATATTGATAGGATCAAATAAACTAACTGCTAAACCGGTTCCAAATTTAGCTGCGGTTACTCCCCAATTATCAGGTCCTCTTGCAATAATGCTTTGTCTCTCTCTTTCATCTTTTTTTCTATTAACTATAATATCAACAACAGATTGATATTCATCATTATCAAAAAACAAACCTAATCGTTTATGTTCTTCATTGCTATTTAAAATTTCTCTTGAGATAGGATTTTCTTTTTTTTGTATTGATAAACTTTTAGCCTCTTCTAATTGTTTATATGTGTAAATAGAATATGATGGGTTAAAATTCCAGTTGTCTGAAGCAACAGCTCCTAATGTTTCAAGTAAACTTGTTTGATATTGATCGTAACCAAATTTATCTGCTGTTTCATTTATATCTAATCCAAAGCCAAATTGTGCCATATTATTTATATGCTTTTTTAAATTTTTCTATTATTATTTTATTTTTTGCAACATTAGATTTAGTGTGATGATACTTTGCATATAACTCTATTGCTTTATCCATATCTCCATCTAACATTGCTTGAATTAACTCATCAGTTCCTTTTTGCTGTTGAAGATTAATTAAAAATAATTCTTCTTGTTGTTCATAAGTTAATTTGTTGGGATCATTATGTTTCCTTGCTTCATTAACCCAACTTGGAACAGTTTGATTATTAGCTTTATATAAATTTTCTATCCTTTGTAAGCCTGTTCTAAATGCAGAACCTTCTGTTGATTTGGAATCATTTTTATCTGTTAAAGTTTTAAATTGAAAATGTCCAGTAGCTGATGATTCATTATATAAATTTGTTCCTTTATTACTTTCAACATCATGTACAGCATTTATAAATTTTTTTAAATTTTCTTTAGCATTATTATTGTTTAAATCATTTCCTAGTATAACTTTTGTTCCATAACTAATACTTATTTTATCAACTTCCATTGCTTCATTCATTGCTACTATATTTCTACTAGCATAATTACCACCTTTAAAAGAAGCATAATAATCTGATTCTATTTTTTTAGAATATTCTAATTCAATATTTGTGCCTGGTAATGTTAATGAAGTATCATCAAAATTAAATGTTAAAAATTCTCCATCGGCATTTTTAACTGGAGCAAAAGAATCATCAGGAAAAACAATACCAAAAATTAAACCATTACCATCTGCTGTATTTCTCCATTCTCCATTATCTTCCATTTGTTCTTTCATTTCTTCTGTTAGCTGTACTTCTGTAACATCTTTATTATCCGACTCAAAAGCAACAGCATCAAATTCATCTAAATAATGTTTTTGAATTAAATCAGCTTTTGCAATAATTCCGGTATCTGCTTCTATTGTGTGTTTAATATCTTCCCCATTATATATTGTAGGAACATAATAAGTATCTTCTATTACAAAATGATCTTTTATTAAACTAGCTGCTTTCGCTTCTGCATCGCCTTGGTCTTGGTTTTCATCAATCCACATTGAATTTAAAACATCATACGCTAATACTTTTTTTATATTATGAAGTTTGGCAATGGCTTTGCTTGTATTAACATTATTGTTTCTTGCAATAATATCTTCAAATTCTTGAATTTCAGCACTTATGTTTTCTTGTATTTCTTTAAAATCAATATTATTATCTTTTGCAAATTTTTTAAGTTTTTCTTGTTCTTCTTTTTGATCATAATTTATAAAACGATTTGTTATTGTTGGATTACCAAAGAAAGAAGATAATTCTGCAGTTATAGGTAGTCCTGCATTACTAAGTTGTAACATGGCTTGTGAATTATATTCACCAAATTCAGCTTCTAAATTTGCTAACATTGCAACTCTTGTTTTAGAATCTCCATTGTTATATCTTGTAACAAAGCTATCAGCCTCACTAATTGACATTACTTTTATTTTATATGGTGGTTGTCCCATATTAATTTGAGTTTCTACAAATTTATTAACTAATGCTAATTTTTTTTGTAAATAAAGTTCATTATTTTTTACAGCATCTATAGTTTCTAATTCTTCAACTAATTTTTTAACATCATTATTTGTTTGGCTTATAAATAAAACTGGATTTGAATCCATAGCTGTATTTCTTGCTACTACTGCTTTTAAATATATATTTTTTTCATCATTGCCTTCTTTAAAAGTTTTAACTCCAGTCTCTACTTCATTGTCTATTATTTCATTAAATCCTTCTATTGTTTCCGATATATCAACATTACTTATAGAATTAATAATTGCTACATTAGCTACTGAATTTTTTAATGAATCATATTGTTGTAGCATTTTATTAAATACTTTTGGTTCTATAATTTCTTTTGCAAACTCCATATCAAAATCTATTTCTTTTCCTAAAGATGCTGCTAATAAAAAATTACTCCAATCATTCTGAACCATAGGTAATAAAATACCTTTTGCATCTTGTATTAAATCACGCTTTACTTCTGCAGTTAAATTAGGAAATTGTTTATCATCACTTAATTTAAGCCAAGCTAATTTTGGATTATCAACAATCATTTTACTTACTTCAAAACCCTCTATTCTGCCTGGAATAGAATCTATTATTTTTTTTAAATTAGCATTTGGTATTTTACCTTTATAATTAGTTGTATATAAATTAGTTAAATCATTTTCTAAAGTAGCATAATCAAAATTACCTTCTGCAAAAAAAGCAGTTCTTAATAATCTGTTTTCTTTTAAAGCAACATTATTATCTAATGATGTTAAAATATTTTTTGATATTTGTGTATTAGTTCTAAAAATTCCCTTTTGTACTTCAGCTAAAGCATAATTATTAAATAAATCTTGAACACTTCCATTCGTTGCATTTGCTTTATATTTTTCAATTAAAGAATTTGACTTTGTTTTTAAAATTTGATTTGCTATTTCTTTATTTTCTAAAACATTTACTTCATCATAAACTTTTTGCATATCAGTTATGAAGTCATTTTCTAATTTTAATGCTTCTGTTTTATTTTGAGCATCATTTTCTTTTATTTTAAAATTAACAACAGCATCAGTTACCGGTTTTAAAGCACTAAAAATGTTAGAATTAGGATTAATTTTAATATTAGATGTAGTACCAGCTAATTGTTCTATTGATCCTGTCGCTGTAAATGTGGGTATCTTTGGCATTATGTTTTACTCATTGCTAATAAACTTGTTCCTGTTTGAGCTATTGTGCTTATTTGTGCTAATTTAGCTTCATTTCTGGCAATTACCCCTGAAATTCTTGCAAAGTTTGCTTCTTCCATTTTATTCGCTGCAGCAACTTTTGAATTATATTCAATTAAATTTTTTTGTAATTCCGCTTCAATAGCATTTGATAATTCAATATAATAACTACTTCCACTTCCAACTACAACACCGGATTTTGCTAGAGCAACTGTAGTTTCACCTTCAATTTTTCTAAAATTTTTTTCAAATTGAGCAATATCAAATTCTGCTTTTTGTTCTATTTGCTCTGCTTGACCTTCTAAAACTTTGGCGTTTCTTTCGTGAACTGATTGATTATACTTACCAATTTTGCCTTGAGCTTGGTATTGCATAACACCCATTGCTCCTACTAATAAATTAGCACTCATTAAAATATCCTCGCATATCTGTATTGATCCGAACCATCAAACCCATAACATTTCATTAAACCTTCGTTTTCCAAACCTAACCATTCCGCAAATCTTAAACCTTGTTTAAAATCTTTTCTGATTGCGGTTTGAACTCTTTTAATATTTTGTTGTCTGGCAACATTAGCAAAATCTTTTTTAATTGCTTTAGCAACTCCTATTGGATATTTCCACATTTCGTTTGTAGCAATCACCCAACCTTCTGCAACTTGTCCCCAAACTATTTTCATACCTGCAGCAAAAATTGGTTTATTATTTACAATACCGGTAAAAGCTAATTTATCTTGTTCAAAAGTTTGAGCATCACCCATAATTTTTATATATTTTGAATCAGCTTCTAAAACTTTATGATTCATTTGACAGGATAATATAAACTGTCCATGTTCTTTTGTGTAAGGTGCTATATGTAGTATATTATCCATCATTTGTTTGTAATCTTGGGTATAACGATAAAATTGTGAAAGGTAAAGGTTGAGTTTGCCTAACAAGAATATATCCATCAGTATCATAATTTCCTCTAAATTCTATTTCTTTATCTCCTGTAAATACTGGGATTCCTTCATCCATAGGATTAGCAGAGGTTCTAAATGGTATTCTTTCCATATTTGATAAGTCTGGTCCTATCTCAACGCCAACACTTTGATATAATCTAGCAGTAATTTCATAAATTCTTTTAGTTTTTCCTTGAGATGTTCCATCTTGTGAACCAGCATCTATTCTCATTGTTTTTAATATTGAATGATAAGCTAATCCCATTTTAACATTTGTTGCAGAACGATCTAAAACAACACTTCCTGAACTTACAGGTTTATCTGGATGTGTTGCACCATCTGCTAATATGGCAATTGTTTGTCCCTCTAAATGATCTAGTCCTGTAAATGTTGTTGCGGCAGTTCCGCTATAACTTAAAGCACTATCTAAAAAATTAAATGATGTATTATCTGTTTCATCAAAATCAAATATATTTAAGTATTCAACATATCTTCTAGTTGATCCATTAACTGTTCTTTTAACAATAACCCATACTTGATATTCTGAATCATCAGTTGGAATTACAGCAACACTTTCACATACAGCTTTACCTTGGTCTGTTGTTGTTAATCTCGTTGTATCATCTACAGATTTAATTGTTAAAAATCCTGTAGGCGAAGGAGATGTTTCTGTAACTGTAACAACTGCTGCGGCAGGATTGGCAACTGTAAAATCAGCGTGAGCATTAATAGCAGTAAAAATATTATCTGCTGTTGTATTATTATTAGTTTCAGTTTTAAATTCATCTGTTCCAGCAGTTCCTGTTGTAGAAGTAAAAGTAACTGTCGTACCATCTGATTTAGTTAATAATAATCTTGTTCCAGTTGCTATATTTGCATAATCAGAAACTGTAATTGTTGCAGCACCAAATCTTCCACCAAAAATATGTCTATGCCAGGCAACAACTTCCTGTTCTCTTTGATAAGTTAATGCTGCTAATTCACCATCTGCTCTAACGCACCATAAAATTGATAATGGCTCACCCTGAAAAGCCATTTGAGTTATTCCACCGGAAGTAACATGTTCGGCAAGGATAGTTAGATCAGGTGAAGAATAACCATCTACATCAAAATTATAAGCTAATTCTCTAATTTTTCTTTTTGCTCTTTGTAAAAATAAAGTAGCATTACCAACTGCTACAGCATCTACATTAGCTCCACCATTATTTGTTTGTTTTTTAATCAATATATTTGTTGGAGTAACAGAGCTGTCATCTCCACCTCCACTAACTGCAAATTCACCACCGGCAGTTCCAATAATTAGAGTTCTTGTTGCTGACATAAATCTAATTGCATTAACTTGGTTAGATGCGATTGTATAAATAATTGCATCATCATCAGCTACAGTACCACCAATATTAGCATCCATGTTTTCATAATCACCAGATTTTGAAAAATAAACTGTTTGTGGATTACTTAATGTTGCGGCAAAAACTAATCTTTGTTCAAAAAATGTTACGCAGGAAGGATGACCTGTGGTATCAGAAAATGCTCCTAAGTACCAAGCTGTAATAGCATTTGTATTTGTAAAGGCGGTTGTAATGGTTGCGACTGCAACAGTTGAATTTGTCCTAGCGGTTATTACTGCATAGCCACCATTAAAATGAATTTGTCTACCCACATCTGTTGCTAACCATCCTTGGTCATCATTAATTCCAGTTATGGCAGAGGCTGTAATATTAACTCCAGTTCCAACACCTGCGGAAGCTGGTGTTAAAGTTGTTGCTGTTGTATTAACATCTATAAATGGTCCATTGGTAAAATCTACATCAGCTAATGTCCAAGAAGTATGACCAGTACGAGATAGTTTTTCTACCTCATGGTTTGGATGGGTAATGTACATAACATCAGCAGATTGAGCAAATTTTATATCAAATAATTCTGCTTCTAAATAAGGAGAGGCAATTGTATAAACTTTATTAGCAGTTCCTGCTGAACTATAAGCAGTATATCCTGAACTGTTTATATCAACACTATCTTTATCTTGTAGTTCAAATGTATTGGTAGTTACACCTGCAACTAAAAATCTTTTATTATTTACTTCGGTCATTCCTACAACTGAAGTAATTTTTATTTCATCACCATTAGAATAACCATGTGAACTAGATGTAACTACTGCAGGATTAGCTTGAGTAATTCCTGTAATAGTTTTATCACCTTCTAATATTGCACCATTGTCTTTAAAAAATCTTATTTTTAAATTTGAAAATTCAAGAATATAAGTTTGTGTTGTTGAAAATTCAAAAGGTATTAATCTTGTTTTTTTTGAACTATCAGCAACTTCAGCTACATGAGTTGTGCCTGGTCTACGAGCCGCAGCTCCATGAGGATAGATAACTAAATTTTCTAAATTTGAACATCCTGCAGCATATTTTGTTAGGTCTGTTCTTCCATCTAATCTAGGTGATAATTCACCTGCGGTAAAATTTGTAAGTTGTGCAGCTACTCTAGCCATATATTAAAACCTTGAATTAATAAATGAACCTGCGTCTATAACATCTGCCATTCCTAAATCGTGATCTACATTCTGACCTTCAGTTGAATCTACAAATCTAGCATCTTTTAATTTTTCTTGATATGATAAAATCATATTTTGTGATGTTGTGTTGTTAGATGTTACTGCATAAGCAATGTCCGCACCTAGAGCTGCAGATAATGTTTCTCTTAATAGTTCATCATATTCATTGGGGTCAGTAATTCTTGAAATATATAATATTTTCATAGTGGATGCGTTACTTAATATTTTTCTACCTTCCACTTTATAATTTGAATCGTAATCTAATACTCTAAGTAATCTTAAACAATTTGCTGGTAAGGTATAAGCATAGGTAAAACCCCATGCCGGTGAAGTAGTTGATGCAGCTAGTTCTAATCTTGCTTGTAAACAATTCCAAGGATGTGTTCTAAACAAAGCATCTCTAACTTGAGTGTATCTTGAATTGCAAAGTCTAGCGTTTTTTGAATCTTCTGTTAAGGATAGGATTGTTGATGCTCCTAATTGATTTAATGCTCCATTACAAATATCTACTACTGATGCCATATTACTTCCTTATAATATACTTACGCCTTATTTGTCTATCTCTTTCTAAAGCAAATATCTCTTCTTCTGTTCTTTCTTGTTTAGTATCAAATCCATAATGATATTTAGGACCATACTGAAACCGGTCTACAAGAACATATCTGTATACATAATTATTTTTTTTAAAATGTAGTACAGGTTTTAAATCTTTAATCTGTTTCATGCTAAACAGGCGAGGTTCAGTCTCCCTCTACTCGCCTGTTTAATTCTGTTTATTAATTAACTACGTAACTAATATTCCAGTTCATTGTTTCTGCAGTACCACCAGTTGCAGAAAAAGTAACTGCAATATAGTAATACCCACCTGGGTCTGTGCTGTCTCCAGCAAGTTCCCAAAGTTTCTGTGAACCAGTATTTAGATCAGCAGCTTCAAAACGAAGGTCTGCCATAGCTGCCGGTACATCAACTGCAGATGCAAAAACATCTTCGTCTTTTACTGCACCGGCTGATGTATAAATACCAACATTGTATTGACATGAACCACCTAATTCGCTTGCTCCAACAAAAAGTTGTGTTACAGCCGCATTACTAGGAATAGGTGCTAACATAACAATGTCATTATCTGTACTATCGCCAGCAGCTAATTCTACTGTTCCATGAGCTGTTCTAAGAACACCATGTAATTCAGCAGCATTATTAGCAACTTGAGGAGTCGCCTCAAAGTTAGCTACTAGGTCTGTATTTTTAGTCGTCATATATATCTCCTATTATGATTCGGTACATTGTACTTCAACAACTTTAGCTTCTTCCATTCTAGTAGCACCGATGCTCATGCAGTAGTACACTTGAGTGGCATAAGATTTATCAGCTCTTTCGTCTATTCTAGCGGAAATATCTTTTCCGATACCTAGAGCTATTCCATCTTGTGCGAAGGCTATGCAAGATCTAGTTGTGCTATCTAATGCAAGTCTGTTTGATACAATGAAGTTGAAACCAAGATATGAATTAACTTCACCAGTAGCCAATGCTTTGACTGTGTTGAAATCTGAACTCGTTACCTCAGTTATATTTAAAAGACCACTAATCTGCTTTGGTGATACTATAATGTGTCTTGGTATAGAAGGATCTACATCGCTTAAATCAAGAATTTGTTTTGCTTCTCTTAATTTAGCAATAGTTAAAACACCAGAACCATGTACGATTTGATTCGTATTGGCTTGGCTAACTGATCCTGTCTCACCAGTATACGCAGTACCTAGTGCAGCAGATATGATCACATCATCTATTGCTCTTCCCATTGCCATAGCAGCGGCTTGAGCATAAGATGAAGTCGGATCTATTAAGAGTCTAACTTTGTCTTGTTGATCTATTAAATCAGCAAATTCATAATCAGCCAAAGATAATCTACGCCTTGCGTGAGGTGTGTCTATCTGTGGAGTATCTGAATGTCTGCTAGTCTTTTCAACAGCAGTTACTGAGCCAACTTGATCTAAGAAAGCATTTTTTCCTGTAATGCTTTCTACTCTGACTTTGTCTCTTAATAACGATCCCATTTGTTGGGACAACATTTGTACATTAGCAGAATACTGCTGTACAAAAGCTGTCGTTACTTGTGATGACATAATTGTCTCTCCATATTATTATTATTGATTAAATCAGAAAGGTTCTCCACCAATAGGTAGGCATCTCTTAGGTTTAAAGTCTTTTAGACTAGAGTCTTTTGCTGCTTGTCAATAAGGTTCTTACGAATTTTCTTATATTTAATCCCTTATAATATTTTTAATAATAATACAAGGGATTAAAATTATTATTATTTAGTATTACTATTCAACATTTCTCTTAATGTAAGCATTTGTTGTATAGATTTATCATGTTCAGGATGTCCCTTAATATGATAAGGATGAGCTTTATCATTCATCATTTGTGAGATTTCCTGCTCAATATTTTTAACACTATCAACATTTTCGCTTTCAGTTGTAACCATTTTATCTTCAGAAAACATAGCGGCTATCTTTGAAAAACCTTTTATAATTTCTGAATTATCACCAACTCTAGTACCATCTTGTAATACTAAATCTAAAACTCCTGGCATATTAGCTTTTGCTACTGCACCAGCTTGTTTTACTTTAGCATCATAATCTCTACCCCATTCTTGTCTTAAATGTTGTTCTGCTTGAGCTTGTGAAGTTTCAATATCTATTTTTGATTGTTGTGCAGAGCCTTCCATATTATCTTTATAAAACTCTAATATTCCTTGAGCCTGTTTATTATTTAAACCTAATTTATGAGATTGCTCGGCAAAGGATTTAATTTGATTTTCATCCATTGCTACAATTTCTGAATTAATATCTAAATCATATTTTTCAGCAGACTCTGGTCTACCTAATTTACTGTATGCTTCATCCCACGCTTCTTGAGTTGAATTATTTGTTGGTATTGCTATTTTATCCTGACCAATCATTTTTACTGCATTGATATAAGATTTAGCTAAAGCATCTGCTTCAGTAAATTTTTCAATGTTAGGATCATTTCTATAGACTTCGCTAATAGAATCTTTCCAAGTTGATTGATGTGGTGCAGGTGTATCTGCTCCTCTAACTGCTTTAGGAGCTGCTACTGGTGTTTCTTCTGTCTGTGCTGTAGTCGTTTTTTCTACAGGCACAGTTTCCTGTGTTATCTGTTCGCTTGACATTTTTATTTACCTTTTTCATTTTCATTTCGCAGCATTGATTTAATAAATAGAAGAACGCTGCGTTGTCCCTCCATATATGCACTCTCATGGCTATCACCTTTTATATTGGTAGTAGAATGATAATGACATCTTTTTTCAAGATCAGCTAAGATTTCTTTACCCTCACCTGAATTAAACATAATTTTATAATTGTTTTTTAAATTTTGTATATGTTTTTCTAGTTGTTTTGAATCCATATTATCCAGCTTCTGCGTTTGCTATTGCTTTTGCTTCTTCTGGCAATGCTTTCGCTAGTGGTGCTATATCTCCTCCGGCTTGTGCAACTTGTTGCATCTGAGCCATTTGTTGTTGTTGTTCAGCTTGTGCTGCTTGTTCTTCTCTTTCAGCATTAACCTGTGATTGTGTCTTTAATATTTTTTGCGGAACGCCAACAATACTTGCAACATGTTTAACTAACGCATCAAAATTAATATAATCAAATACAGGAGCAACATTTGCAAGACTACCTAATATTTCTATTGCTCTAGTTATTGATGAAAGTTCTGAAGATTTTTGTGCTTTAGCAAGAGGTGAAACATATTCTATTTCTATATCTTGATCTGATAAAAATTCAGGAGCTGGAATAAATTGTTCTCTTCTTAATAAAATATTAAAAGTTCTATCAATAAGTGGTTTTAATAATTCTGATTGTAGTCTACCTAATACCGGTCCTAGTAATCTCATCTTCTCTTCATTTCTTTGGATTACTTCTGTTGCTGTCATTTGTGGACCTTGTTGTAATTGTAATTGGTTTACATAAAATACTTCTCTAATGGAGTCTCTTCTTTGCTGTTCCATATTTAAACCTAATGGATTATTTGCTCCAATGTTTAAAGGTTCAATTCTATCTCTAGTACCTGATCTATAAAAATTTAATCCACCTGGTATAGTTCTGACTGGCAAAAGGAAACCATCATCAGGAACTAATAGAGGCGGATCTACTTGTTTCTGTGCAGCTTTGATTGTAGTTTTTGACATTTCATTTAGCATCTTCACATCCGGTAGTGCTGTCATTGCAGGTGATCTACCATAAATTTCATGTGATGCTTTTAAATATCTAGGACATACAAAAGGAAATTCTTGAAATCCAGATATAGATAATTCGTTACCATTCTTCATTTCGATATAAACAGATTCAAATGGCATATTTTCTTGATCTTTTAAATTAGGATTAAAGTCTGATCTTGGATAAACTGCGTGTAATAATTCTACATCTTGATAAGGATCTTTTTGTGAAAGTGCCAACACATCTGGTGATATTTTATTTTCAAAAGAAAATGCTTGAACTACAGCTCTGGCTGATAAATTAAATTTTCTATAAACAGTATCTATTCTACCTTTTTCATCTTCAGCAATATAAATTTCTTTAACATGTCTTGTAGAAAATTTTAATATTTCTTTATCATCTTCCTGTACATACATACAAGAAGTTCCAAAAGTAATTAAATCGTGATACAGTTCAAAAATTTCTTGTTGAAAGTTTGAGCTATTAAATGCGGTGTACATAGTTTCAGTCGCACTTTCCAACCAAAGTTTTGCTTCTTCCTCTGAATTTATATCTTCATTTTTAAATTTTAAAGTAAACCAAGGAGTAGAAGGATTAGTCAACATTCCATGTAGGGATGCGGCTAATAATTCTACTGCTTGTAAGGGAGAAGAATCAAAGATCATTTCTGTTCGTTTATCACCTCTGGCTCTGTGTTTGGTTACATCTGCTTTTCTTGGCATCATGTAATCAGCAACTTCTTGCCAATGTGTTTCCCAGGTTTGTCTTTGACTTTTTAATCTATCAAATCTTGATAATAATTTTTTTGTTAAGTCTGTCTTTGCCACTAAACTACTCCCAATAAACTTTTCTTACCTAGTGTAAGTTTATCTTTTGATTGAGCATATATATTCATTTTTCTTCCTCTTGCTTTTACTCTTCTCTTAGTTAATTTTGTCTTGGCAGCATTAGCAGCATCTGATTGTGATACTTCAGCTTCTGTTGGAGCTTGTGCTAAAATAGTTCTGCCACCTACAAATTTTTCAACAACAGGTCCTCCATTACCACCTTTAGATATTGGATTACCATAAGCGTCTATTGTACCTTCTTGTCTACCTCTTATATAGCTTTTATATTCTTTTTCTTGCTCTTCCGAACTCTTACTTAAAAATGCTAGTTTGCTTTTATTTTTATAATTTTTAGATCCTAAAACTTTATCTGTATAAAAATCTCTAGTTATTTTTGAACCAGCTTGTAATGGTTTAGATAATATTGCTCCTGCAACATTAACTGAAATAAAAGGAGTTTTAATTCCTTTTTTAATTTTTTCTGCACCACGATTTCTAAAAGCATCTGGATTGCTTGATTTATAACTTGGAGTTTTTTTTCCGCTTTCAGTTATACTACCTACTCCAGCTTTATAAGCTGTAGTTCTATTTGCTCCGGCATCGGTTCTACCTCTACCTGATGATTTTGATTTAGAAGATGATCCTCCATGATGATGTGGCATAATTAATTTATCCTAATAGCGTATCTAACGCTTCTTCTTTATCCTCTTGTATTCCAAGAGATCCTGTTAATATTGTTGATTGTCTACCTGACTTTCTTCTACGAATAGCGGCTTGTTCTTTTGCAATTCTTTCTTTATCTTCCGAGGATACTTCAGACTTTGGCGGCTCTGGTGGCGGTGCAACTGCTGGAAGTGGTGGCATTTTTGGTCTGAATATTGATCCCATTTATATAATCCTATAACTATTATCTGCTATACTTTGTGGAGCAGTTTGTCTACTATTTAATTCCTGCAGTCCAACAGCTAGATACCTCATGGCATCTGCTGCGTGTGAACTCCAATCGTGTACAGGCTTTGATCTAAACATTCTATTTTTATCAATATACTTCCTGTGATAATGTCTTAACGCATCTATTAACTTTTTGCAATGGTCAGTATCAATCCAGCACCTAGGCAGAACCATTGATGTTGCGTGGATGCCATCTTCTAGTGGAATTTTCGGCACGACCTTAAATCTAATTCCTAATTGAAAGGCAACCTCCCTTCTAGTTTTACCATTACTAAAATCAGTAACTTCAATATCGTGTGGAGCATAATGTTTATCATAAATATAATCTTTATCTTTTAGCATCTGAATATAGTGCGGTAATCCTTGACCTCTCTCTTCATAATAATCAATAATATTAATTGCTCTTCCTAACTGCTGGAAAAATATTATAGCGGTATGATCTGCTACACCTAGATCCATGCTAGTTGAAACTGGTAATGAAGGATCATAAGGAACTCTAGTAATCTGTTTTGAATTTTCCATTTTAGCTAAAGCATCGCTATAAATTGCTCCCTCAATGTTAGCAACCCAATCGCACTCAAATTCCTGTAGATACTTCTTCTCTCCCATAACTTCTTTCGCCTTGCTAAGCTCCTCCTCATCTACAATCTGGGTATCACTCGCTTTTGCTTTATAATTGAACCAGTCGTCTGCTCCCTGTGCGTGTTGATAGAGTTCGTAAAAATTATTGTTCATTCCAGCCGGAGTTCCAATAAATATACAATATCCTTTTCTATCAGAAAGTGCTGGTCTAATTATTTCTGGAAATAGCTTGTCGGTTACATTTGCATATTCATCTATTACGCAGCCATCTAAATATATACCTCTTAATCCATCAGGTGAATCTGAGCCTAGCAAAGTAATACGAGAGCCATTAGGTAAATCTACCCTAAGTTCAGTTTCATTAAATTTTGTATAGGGTATCTTGGCGGTGAACTGTTTCATGTAGTCCCAGGCAATAGCTTTAGCTTGTTTGAAGGTTGGAGCAATATAGGCAAATCTAGGGTGTTTTTTTTTGGTCAATAGTGCTGACCTAATTAAATGGTTGATCATACATACTGTTTTGCCAAATCGTCTATGACAAACTAGGACACTCCATCTTCGTTTAGATATTTCCTTATGTAAATAGGCTTGGTGCTTTCTAGGCGTATAGGGTATTTTAATGTCCATATATGTTTAGTGAATCATTTTACTTGGCATATCATCATTTATAGGGTGAAAATCAAATCCCATCTTCATCATTGAATAGGTAATAAATAATTGTGCAGTCATTTCATTGGGAAAACCATAAAACTTTAAAACTACAGCGTTTGACTTCTTTTCAATAAAGGCAACTGAATCTAACTCATCTGATGAAAAATAATCCATATACTACCTATAGTGTATTTAAAAAAAATAGTAAAAGAAAAAGGTCTAGCAAGGTGTGGAAAAGGTGGTGGGTTGTTTTGAGATGTGTGTGGATGTCTTTGTCTAAGGGTGTCCTACAGTCCCATCTATATAGAGATAAAAAAAAGTGTATCGTTCTTGGGGGTATAGGGGGGGTAAGCTTTTTAAAATTCAAGCAATCACCAGGCAAAAACCTTTAACAAATCTAATTAGTTCTGATAACTTTTATTTATCGGAAATTCTAAAGATCTTAATCTTTTATATATAAGCTTGAGATAGGTCAGTATTACTGACCGATCTTATATACGAGAAATAAAATTTTATGTTCTTATATATTGATACGATCATTTAACATATTTAATCAGGACCAATTCAACCTGGAACTATTCAACCGGATTAAATACAATTAAATATATTTCTATTCCTGCCTTAATTCTGCCATATCTTTGTTTTATCTTTAATCATGTTTAAAACAAATCAACTGAAAGGAAACAATGACAATAACATTACAAAAAGCAATTTTAATTATAAAGCAGCATGGAAATCTAGACGAGATTTATGATTTTTTTAAGCAACTGGGTACTAAAAAAGATTATAAATTAAAAGATGTTAAGTTATGGTTAGGTTATTAATTGCCTAATTTTAAACATATTTATTTATTAAGTTAAATTAAACAATGAAAGGAAACAATGACACAAATAAATGAAAAAATGGACCAAGCTGTAATAAATGATGATTTTGATAAAATTGAAAGTATTGCACTTAATCTAAAAAATGCACTTGTTCGAGTACATGAATTTAACATGTTTACCGGTCAAGGCAGATTTGTTAAAAAATGGGTTGATGTATCAAGTGTAATTAATCAAGAAGATTACTTTGAAGATTTAAATGGAGATTGCCAGGATTATGTTATGCAATTAGATAAATATAAAAACATGGATTATGATAGTATAGTTGATGATTTTGATAAACCTATTGAGATTAAAAATAATAAATGGTTAGAGGATTTTAAAAAAGGAATAGAAAAAAGAATAAAAACTGCCTAATTTTAGCCATATTTCTAAATTAAGTTAAATTAACAATGAAAGGAAAAAATGAATAAACTTAATATAATTGCTTCAATCGTAGAAGGTGAAACACTTTGTAATTTTAATGGTTTAATGGAAGATTTAGAGTTTAAAAAATTATTAAAAGCTGTAATAAATTTACCATTAGAGGAAGCAACATCACAACTAATAAACAAAGCTAACGAAATAAGCTAAACAATGAAAGGAAAAAAACAATGACAATAGAATATCCAGAAGAAATAAATTCTTTGAGTTTTAAGTATGAAGAAATCAAAGAACACTTTGAGGACTTTATAAACCAAGAGGGTAAGGATTGGGTTGAAGAACACAAAGAAGATTTACATCACGAAATATTTAATACTGATTATTATATAATTGGTACTTATAAAGCTAAACAATGGCTAGAAGATCAGGTTTTTGATGTAATTAACATAATCAAAAAATATGAAAACTTTAATTTTGGGTCAGTAAATACTGATTTAAGCGACCCTGAAAAAGTTGTAAATATGTATGTTTATATAGTTGGAGAGCAGATTGTATATGAATATTTAAACAAACTTGAAAAGGTTGCTTAATAGTGAATAACTTAATTATGTTTATATCAGTAATGTCAGGAGGTTTATTAAGCGCAACAAATATAAAACTTTGGCAGCTTTGTATTATATTATTAACAATTAAATTTTTATGGAATTGTTATATATAACAATAAATCAACTATTAATCTGTCATGCTTTGATCTCGCTTTGTATTATTGCCTGGTTATTGCTTGACAGATAGGAAGGAAAAAATGATTAAAATAATTATGATAGTATCTATGCTATTATTTTTGAACAGCTGTGCCGGTTATGGATTTTATAAGAATTATAAAGGAAATAAACTTTATAAAGAACAGCAAAAACAACTAATAGAAAAACAACAATCCTGGTTAAATATATGATTGATATATTTTTAAATACACCAATAGAGCTGCAAACCTTATTATCGTTTTTATTTGTTATGATAGTATGGTTAATGCTTAAAGGTCATAAATAATGGTAAATGATTTAATAATAATAAGATTAAAAAATGTTAATGAAAATAAAAAGAACAAACTATTAACATATTTAAAACATAATTCTCTTTCATACATAGAATTAAATAAAAATACTTTTTATGAAAAAGAAAAACAAAAGAAAGGAACAAATGAAAGTATTGAGAATAGATTTACAAACTGATGATGTTTCGGTTTATGATAGTAAAGAACAATTAAGAAAATGTTTAATTGATTTACACATGGACGATATACTTTCTGATGAAGAAACTGATGAAGCCTATGTAAAAAAATATAAAAAATGGTCGCTAGATAGTATCTGTGGTATGTTCGATTGGGATTATAAAGTCATATCAAAAAAACAAGCTAAACAATATGAATAAACAAACAAAAGAAAGGAAAGTATGAGTAAAAAAACAAAAAAAGATGATGATAAAAAATATATACCAGATGACCGAATATGTATTTTTTATGTAGCTGATAGAATTTATGATTTTGAAAACATTAAAGATCATAAAAAATTACAAAAAGAAATTACCGAGTTTAAAGAGGAATTACTTCAAAACATTGGTGTTGATGTAATGATTAAAAGAGAAGCTAAATATCATAAATAAAAGAAAGGAAAATATGAAAAATAAATTTATTAAAAAGAAAATAAAAGGTATTACAGTTGATGTAAGATCAAAAAATTGCTTATATATTACTATTGGAGATTGGGTTGTTTATTTAGATAATTCAACCAATGAAAAAATAGTGAATACATGGAATAAAAAAGATGGTTTTGTTCTATGAATAAATTAAAAATAGAAACTTTGTGCCATTTTATTTTGGCGAGGGGTGTTCTATATCAGCAATTTCTGCAGCGTCTAGGTCCAGCAGATCAGGAGTATCTGACCACATTACTCGAAGCTGAGTGTCCTGCTTTACCTCAGATTTTGTCTTTTCTACGAACAAAGATGAAAGTCTTGGTGCAATAAATTTTAACCAGTCCTTTTTTTCTCTAATAAATAGCAACTCATTATTATCTAAAGAAACATTATCTCTATCAAATATTACACACATTTTTTCAACTAATGTTTTAATGCCTCGTTCTTGTGCCTTATTAAATTGTTCCTTAAACTTTGGGTTTCTGTCCAAGTAGTCGTATAAAGTTTTCAATTTGATCTGTTTTTGTTTTGCTATTTCGTAAGCGACCACGCCATTGTGTAATTGATCTAGTATAGTATTTTGTTCTATATCCGAAAGTGCTATTGGCGCGTTGTTTTTCTTGGTTGATATACTGTTTGATTTCTTCATCTGTTTTATGTTTAAAATTTTTTAAGTTCTTTAATATCTTTACCTTATTGTCTAGTTTTATTCTATCGTTTTTATATAAGCCTTTATACTTTCTAGTTTTATTATCCCACGACTTTGAGCCTCTATGAAACATACAAAGAAATCTATCCTTTGTAGGTGTATAATAACCTTTAGCAAGGCATTGCTTACCGCTTGTTTTTGCTATTGCCTCGCAATAAATCTTGCGACTTTGAAATCCTGCCATATTTATCCTTATTTTTAGCTACCTTATCTTTATAGAAATAATTAGTTTTTTTGCGGACATTATCCACAGCTTTTAATATAATATTTTTGGGTACGTATCTCTTATTCTTATCCTCTTGTATCTCTAAAGCCTTTTTACAAAAATAAGGATTATCTTTATCAATTATTGCTTTCTTAAGCTGTTCAGGGGAGTATTTATTCGCTAATCCTTTTATAATATGTTCATTACCGCTACCTCTACCTGAAAGACCTTTTATAAAAAGGTTAATGCTAGTATTAATGTTAGTATATGTTAGTTCTTCTAATAGTGGTCTAACAGAAACACCCATGTTTCTCTCTGAAACATCTATGTTTCTCTGTGAAACCTCTGGTCTATAACCCACAATATACTTGGGGTTTATAGTATATAATAAAGTTGATTTTAATCTCTTTTTCATTATAATGCCTGCCTTTTCCAAACAAAGTGTAGCTCTATATATAGTTGTCCTAGATAGACCGGACATATCAGCAATGGTGGCTTTGCGAGGATAGCAAGTTAGGGTTTTAGAGTTAGCAAATTTTAGTAGACATATAAACACCAGGTAGGCGTGAGATCTGTGGTTTTCAGGAATTGATCTAAACTGTGGGTCATCAAATAGAGCAAACTTTACCCTAATGTGAGGGTCATATTTACTTATTTGCTTCATAAAATGCTTGTGCAAAACCTTGTGGTGTTTTACTTCTTTCTCTAGCTCTATCGTTTGGTTTCATTGAAAAAGTTTTATAGTGTATTTCTGACATTCTTTTACCACCAACAGTTATAAATTTAGGCTCAACTGGATTTTGTTTTGGAATATTAAATTCTCCCCACAAACAAGTTTTTTTAGTGTAAGGATCTCCATAATCACATGGATTAAAAATCATTTTAGGCTTACCAACATAGTGAACTAATCTACCAACAGGATTTTCCATTACCCAAAATTTAGGTTTATGTGCAAATACAATTCTAAAGACAGAATCCACGATAGAAAGTCCATCTTTTAAAGGCTCAATACCTTTATCTTTCCACCATCTGGCACCACTACCTGCAAAATGAGTACAAGGTGGAGCTGCTAGTATTCCATACACAGGTTCTTTTATTTTTTTAAACAATCTTATATCTATACCCTCATCTAAATTACCCCATTCATTTGCATCAATTATTCTCACGTCATAGCCATTTTCTTTATATGGTTTAGACCAAGACCCAGTTCCACCACAAAGATCTAGTATAATTTTATTCTGTTGCATATTTACAACACCTCCTATGTTCTTCCTGCAACGAATATAAATATTTCAACCATTCCTCCTGATTAACTTCATAAATTTCGGTCATAGGCTCACTCACACGCTTAATTCTGAACTTCATGGTGTCATTGGGTAAAGGAGTATAGAATATCAAAAAGGCAGGTATCTTTAGGCGATCTCCGACCATTTTTGTAAGGGTTGTAGCTTTGAACTGCTGATTTTTATCAAAACAAGTTTCTTTTACAGCTAATGGTTCATAACACTTAGGACACACCTCACAAAAATCCAGATCTATCCCTGCAAGACCCTCAAATTGCCTGTGCCAATCGTTGTAATCCCCATTAGACTTATAATAAGTCCATCTAGCCACGAACAATCCTTTTGTGAGTGTTATCCATCATTACCCCATTGATCTGCCATAGCATTAGCAAAGCCATTAAAAAACTTAGCTCTATTTTTCTGTCTATCTTTACCACCTTTATTAAACCAATTACCTGCTACTTTAGTTGATTGTATAGTCCATTGATTTGCCATAGCTTTAGCTACACCTTTAAATGTTTTGCTTGATTGTTTAGTATTAATACTTGAATAAGAATAACTTTGTCCTCTTTTTTTACCACCAGAATTACTAGGTAAAAGTGGTTTATATTCTTTACGATGATTTGTAGGTTTTAAGTCAGGTAAATTTTTTAACCACAATCTAGTATTCTTACTGAAAGGATGACCATACTCATAAGGTTGTATAGTTTGTGTGTGTTTTGGTAGTTCAAATATCTTACTTGATATAGGATTTTCAACACAAATTTTATCTATTGGTGCATTGTATAATGCCATAAAAAATTCTTTAGCTTTTAATCCTAACTTATATCTATCTTTATTTAACTTACCTTTTGGATATAAAAATCTAGCACCAGCATTAGATAAATAAGTGCAAGGTGGATGTGCTATCATTAAATCCCATCCTTTATCTAAATGTTTTAATACATCTCCTTGAATATGATTACCTTTACTTTCAGTAGGTAATATATCACAGCTCCAAGCATTATGACCTTTAGCAGCAAAGGCATCCCTAACTATACCTGAATATTCACAAGCTATTAAAACTTTCATCTATTTTTAATTATTATAATCTCGTTGTCTTTTTCTTCTATTATTCTCTCAAGGTCTAATACATATCTTTTAAGTTTTTCAATCTCGCTTATTAGTTTTTTATTTTCCTTTTTTAATTTTCTGAATTTATGGCTTAAATCTATTTCATCAAACATACCTTTATATGTCATACTTTTTAAAAACTAACCTCCATAACCAAGACCTAGTGATTGAGACTATTGTAAAAATAGACGCAATTCCTAAACTATCTAAAATACTTGGATAAAGATTAAATATTGGAAATATATATAATTGTATTAATACAGCTAATACAAATCCAGAACCCACATCAATAAAACTTTCAATTAAACTCCGCACATTCCCTCACATTCATTGTTAAATAAATCTAATTGATCTGTTTTTTCTTCAAAATCCACTTCATCAATAGGAATACCTTTATTGGTAAAAAAAAGCTGATCATTATAACCTATTTTTTTTAATTGTTCATTGTTAGTTAAAGATTTTTCTAGTTTAACTACTTCATCCCACTCTTTTTTATTTTGTTTTACTCTCAACCACTCTGTATTACTGTGAAATGGACAAAAAGTACAAGCTGATCTTGGTGGTGTTAATTCATAATTTTCTTTAAACCAATTTATACATTTTTCTCTAGTCCAACCCATATCAATTAAAGGATATTGATTTTGAATATATTTGATTTGATTAACCCTCATTCTTGAAACTTCATCAATAGAGATTCCCATAAGCATTTCAACTTGTGTTCCTCCTTTTCTCTTTTCGCCTTTTTTTAAACCTAACAATTCTCTTACCTTTTTTACAATAGGTTTTATTTTATAATCAGCAGTACATTGTCGTCTATTCATACCCTTTTTTCCATTTTCACTTAATGTAAAAAATGGTATTTTAATTTTATGATATTTGCCTAATGAAAAATCTATTAAATCTTGTTTTAAATTTCTATCTTGAACTATATAAATTGGATAAGATAATTTAGTTTTTAACCATTTTAGCCATTCAATAACATTGTCTGGTTCTGCGCCAACATCAGCGAAAATTCCTGCATCAACCATAGGTACTTTACCTTGTTCAATTAACATGGCTAAAGTAGAACTTTGAACTCCAGCACCTAAACTTAAAATTCTTAATTTCATTTTAACACCTCAATCTTTTTAACAACTTGTCTTGGATAGCAAGTTAAATTTCCAACATCCATTCCATTTTCATCTTCAGAATAAGATGTAAATAGCCACAATTTATCTCTAGTTTTTTTATAGATATAACCAACATCAGAACAAACAGATATATCGTGGTCTAATATATCATCTTCACTTACCCAAGCCTCTTCGCAAGTGCAAATGTCCCACCAAGTTATCTTAACTTTATCGTATTTAAAGTTGTTCTCTTTGCCAGTATTCTTCATAAAAATCATTAGGTTGAACTTGTTTTTTTGTACCATCAAAAATCTTCTTCATTACTTTTGGATGTGGTATTCGTTCTCCTTTTACATACCTTTGAATATTGGTAGCAGGATTGATATTTATGATACCAAATTTTTGTGCGGTTTGAGAATAGCTATAGTGATTTTTAGCTATCCATTCCTTTAATGTCATATTTTTCTCCTATTGTTGTAGAATAAAACCTATTACCATAGCGGTTATTTAAAGCAAGAAAATAATAAAATAATAGTAGACAATATGGTGAAATAATATATAAAGAATGGAACAACAAAAAGGAAATAAATGAAAAAACAACTAGAAGAAATACTTAAATCCCTATCAGGTGGAGAGGGTTTGAAACATTTTTCTTTCTCTCAGCTATCAAGAAATAGATCAATCGCTATGCACATTGTAGATTATTGGTGTCGTACTGAAAAACAGAGACGAGCCGATAAGAAAAAATATAAATTAGGTTATGGAAGTTTAACCGGTAATGTGGCTCAAAGATTAATAGGTAAATATATATTTCATGGTGCTGAGAGGAAGGAAATTAAAGACAGAGATTATGATAGTATATTTGACCATGAATATAAACTTTATACTAAAGAAAGTTTTGATGACAGAGACAAACAAATCAAAGAACAAATTAAAGATAAATTACATGGCACTACCCAACAAATTTTAAGTGCTGTTAAAAATATCTTTGGTGATGATGAATTAAAGTGTGAAAGATATGTGGATATGTTGCCAGAAGATTTAGCTTTAGGAGTTACCGGTAGATTAGATTTTGAAACTGATTTAAGTTTTGCAGAATGTAAAACTAAACCACCTACTGCAAAAGATTATAGAGGTGATATAAAACTTTATACACAAAAATTACCAAGTGAACCTGATCCGGTTAATATAACTCAAGTAGCTTTTTATAAAATTGCAAGTGGTAAAACTCCATTCTTATTTTATGCAAATGAAAATGATTTCATTATTTTTGATGATAGTCATCCTGCATTATTTGATGATCATTTAGAATATTGTTATAATGAAATGTTAAACAAAGCAAAAACAATTCAGAAATTACTTATACTAAGTAATGGCGACCCAAAGATCGCAGCACAATATGTGGAAAAACCTGATCTTAATCATTGGATGATGAAAGATTTGAGTGCTGATCAATTAAAAACAATCAAACAACTATGGGGATAAAAATGAAAGAAAGAATAAAAAAAGTAATAGACAAATGTAAAAAAGAAGGAACTTACATTAATGAGCATGGAACAACTACTGTAAAAGCCACAAGTAAACTTAAATTTTTTACTGAGGAATTTGCAGGAGAGTTAGGTATTAAAACATATATTATGACTTATGATGATTGCTATATTGGTAAAGCAGAAATTGTAGGTCCTGATGGTACAGTGGCTACCGGTCATGCAAAAGTATTTAGGAACAATAAACCTAAAGCAATGGAACTAGCAGAATCCTTTGCTATATCAAGAGCTTTATCTATCTTTGGTATTCTGGATGAGAGCATCACTTCAAAAGAAGAATTAGATGATCTTAACATACCAAATACAAGGGTAGACCAAAGTGCTGAAGTAATTAATTATCCTAAAAAAAAGGTAACTTCAGTAAAATCAGTCATTAGAAACATTGATGCAGCTATGCACCTTTCAAGATTAAAATATCTTAAAGATGTAGAGTTTAAAAATGAATTTAATGATGCAATCAAAAATCATCCTGCAACATATAAAGATTTAATGAATCATTATGAAAACAGGAAGATTAAACTACAAACAGGAGCAAAGTAAAATGGATAAGATATATATAAAACTTACCCCAAACAATAAAAGGTCAGCTCCCAATCATCCAAGCTATGTAGCACCTATTAATCCAAAATCTCCTCCGGGAAAAGAATGGAGAATAGGTGTAAAGATAGGGGATAATTGGTATAATCAAGCAGCCTTTGATGAAGTCGCAGAAAATGGAGAGCCAACTGGCAACATTACTGTGCAACTAACACCAAACGATACTTCAAAAAGTAGCGGTACTGGAGGTGGTTCAGCACCAGCTCAAGTAGCAAAACCTTTTGCAAAACAGCAATCGTATGGTAATAATAAACCGCAAAGATGGTAACATTTTTGTAAAACTTTGAGGTGGGGTTTTTTAGCCAATCCTTTCTGGCTTTTTTCTTTTAGTTGTTTTCCCCACCTCATTGCAAAACAATATGAATACAATAGATATTAACGAAAAAATATTAAATAAAATTGTAGAAGAGCGTCATAAAGATTATGGCGATTATCAGGAAAATTTTAGATTATTAGCTGTCATGTTTAATGTTATTTTACATGATATTTTAAAAGATGATATGCACCCTTATCAGGTTGCTCAACTTATGATGGCTCTTAAACTATATAGAACAACTAAAAAATATAAAGCAGATAGCTATGATGACCTTGAAATATACTCAAAAATGGCTAAAGAACTGCATAAAAAAACAGTAGACAAAAAGGATAAAAATGTTTAAATATATTAGGCGTAAATTTGGCGAGGCTAATTTCACTCATATTGATAGCTTTAATAACGCTGAGAAGGCTGCAGATCCACAAGCCATAGGGGAATTTGTAGAAGTAAAAATCAATGATATTAAAATTGATTTTATAAAAGTGAATAAGGAGAAGGATGAACGAGCTAAAAACTCGTCTGCAAAGGTACAGGGATCTCCAAGAAAAGAAACACAGAAAGTTTCTGGAGGCAAAGGTACTAGCTGAAAAATATCATCAAGATAGTATCAGGTTAATGAGTAAGGTAGTGCAGACACAAGAACTTTTAATGACAAGATAGTCATTAAACTTATAATTGAAAAAAACAACAACAAACCCTAGGGGATCTATGACCAAAAACTTCCACAAAGAGATAAAACTTGCCATGAAAGCAGGAATGTATCAAGATTTAAGTATAAGAGAAAAAGCTATTTATAAAAATGGTTTTAGAAATGGTTATATACTTGCTAGAGATCATAGTAAAAAAAATAGAAAACAATACACACCAAAAAGAATTGTTGGATATTCTTTTGGAAAGCCAACTCAATCAGTTATTGAAAGTATTATAAATAAAGTTTGTGTACGCTATGAAGTTAATAAAAAAGAATTGATGATAATTAAATCTCGTAGACAAGATATATGTAGAACTAGAAATATAATATTTAATTTATTATCTGAAAAATTTAATATGAGTTTAACTACAATAGGTAAAATTTTTGGCAATGATCATACCACAGTTTTACATTCTATTAAAATGAAAAATAATAAACAAAGATTTTGGTCGCCAGAGCAAACTTTATGGAAAGAGTTTGAGGAATTGAAAGCAACTATTACTTAATGGTTAAAAAAAAAGATTACCAAGATATACTAGATTGTATTAAATCAGATCAAGTTTCTGCACCTGAAATAGCCAAATATTTTAAAGATAAAGGTTTTTATAAATTTTATAAAGACAATCAAAAACCTACAAAAAAAGATACTAATGAATGGATTAAAGATTATAGAAAATGGAAAAAAAATCTCACACGATTTAATTGTAAAGCATGAAACAATTATATTTTTTATTAATGTTTTTTGGAGTGATGATTATACTTTGTCTTTTATTGGGATGGTATAATGGGGTTTTAATTTAATTACCTTCGTAAGTAGCATCTTCAGCTATATTCTTTTGTTCAATAACATATTTATCAAAGCAACTACCATCACGACCATCATGGCAAAAATGTTTTTTTTCTGCGTTGACAATCCAACCATCTTCATTACTTAATAATTCTTTTTGACAAACATTACACCACCCACATATTATTAGAGTTTTAGATTTGTTCCAGGTTTTATTTGCCATATCATTAATTGTAACTATATCTTGTTTCTGTCATGTTTCTTTTTATTTCCTAAATAATGTTCTGATGGTTCATAATTCCACCTCTTGCCATGATGACCCCTCACATCAGCATACCACATTCTCAATCTAACTATAAATTTTTTTATCTGTCTTGACATTTTACCTTTCCCCACTTCCAAGTTTGAGTGATAGATCTCTTTTCTTGCAACTTATCATTCTTACTATCTGTTTCAGTTATTCCAACTTCTATACTTGTCTTATCTGGACATACAGCAGTATTAAGAATATTAGCTTTACAGCCAACTAAACCCATTCCAAGTAAAAATAGGAAAAGCAATAATATGATTGTCCTTTCATTTATCATCTTTCTTCTTCTTCTTTTTGTTCTTTTTCTTGAATGATTTAATGGTGTTTTTAACTTGTTTAATTTGTTTGGATAGAACTACTTGACCTTGTTGAAGTTTATATACTTGTTCCTTCATAGTCCAAGTTTCATGTAAGTTCCATCCAATTAATCCTATAGCTGCTGCCAAGGCTAAACCAACTATTTTATCTTTTAAGTCCATTATTTTTTCCACATATCATTGAAAAAATCTTGCCAGAACTTCTGAATTTGCTCTTGATATTTTTTAGCTTGTTCAGGTTGATCTGCCATGAATTTTTCAAATTGAACTTTCCACTCTGCATAAGTAGGAATTTCTAATTTAAAATTAAACATATTTATCTCCTTTATTTATTTGTTAAGAGGTTTAACCATGAACCTCACGTGTATATTAAGTTACAATCCTATTCTAATATCAGTTTTTTGATTGTATGTGAACCATCTATATTTATTTCAATCTCTGCTTTAGACTTAATACACTTATACTGAACAGAGTTTCCTTTAGATGTACGTTCTGCTATACGTTTTCCTTTAAGACAGGTGCTTAATGTAGGTTGAATACGATGTTCTTTAATTTCGTGATCTATAATAAGTAAAAGTGCAAATACTGTCTCTACCATTATTGACTACCATTAGCTCTTACTTTATCTTTTAATTTTTCAACATCATTTCTTATTCTGTCTATATTTTTCATCAGCATTTCAATATTAACAGTATTGTTTCTCATTTCTTTCATCTCTTCATCTATTTCTTCAACCTGTCCAGCAATATGCTCCAGGAGGATGAATTGTTCCTGGTCTGTTGGTTTCTGTTCAGATTTTTTTAAAAGATCTGCTTGATGTAATTCTCTGCTAGTCTCAAGAGAAGTAAGTCTGGCAGTTAATTCTGTGTAGGCAAAGATTCCTGAAGCGACTACTGCGATAATTCCAATCATATTTTTGACTGGCATTGATACAGAAGTATTAGAACTTACCTTCATACTACATAATTATTGCAACGACTAAAACTATACCGAAAACAATCACAACTTTTTTGTGATTATTCCAATAATGTTCTACTTCGTGTATAACATTTTTAATTTTTTCCATCATATTTATCTCCCTTGTGAATTTTATATTATCTTATCTACCCTGTCCACGATATTTTTTATGTGGTTTTTCACTCTTATTTAAATTTTTTTTGTGGCGACCAACCTTTTTTTTACTTCTCTCTTGATAGGTATTAACTCCAAATGTTCCCTTTTTTGCCATTATTTTTTATATTTTTTTTCCCATATTTCTTTTTGAGATAGATTAGTTTCATCTTTTTTTTGTTTTGTATCTTGATCAATTTCAGGTACTTCCATTGATTCAACTAGAGCATATCTATATACTTTTTCAGAATTTCCCCATTGAAAATGAATTAAAAATCTTGGGTCATTATATTGAGTAATAAGCCTTGGATCAAAATCTGCTATGGTCATTTTTTATAACCTAAACTCTTTCTATTACCCCACAACTTTTGCCAGGACCAAACATTTAATTTGCTAGACCAATGATAAATAAATAAAACAAAATGTTTCATTATTTTTTAACTAATGAACCACCAAAATATAAACCAATAATAGCTGAAACTAAATTGGTATCTAATGGTGTAATAACTAAACTATTAGAAGATAGTGTTACCCATTTCATTATTTCTTTTTCAGGTAAAAAAAAGAAAGCAGGTTTAAATTCTAAATATCCTACAATTACAGTTACATCTGGTTGTAATACTGGCATTAGTTTTGGTAATAATACTATCGCAAAAACAGCAGTTAATGCTATAATTCTTCTAGTCCATTGGAAGCCTTCATTACCATATTCTCTTGCTTCTTTAAAACCTTTTTGTTGCACTTCAGCTCTAGCCAATAGCATCTTTTGTTCTGCTTGCTTTGCTTTAATGCTTTGCGACCAAATGCTCATTACTCCACCAAGTACAGTAGAGCCTAGCATTGTTATCATTTCAAATGGCATCTTTTTTCTTCTCCTCTAATTCTTTAATTTTAGATAAAGCATCTTCAAGATCTTTATTACAGAACTCTAATTTTTGCAAACACCTTTTGTTTGCTGCATCCTTAGATTTACCGGCATCCTCAAGTTCTGCTATCTGTTGCTTTAATATTCTAACTTGGTCTTTATATTCATTTAGAATTTCACTAGGATCTGAACCTTTAAATGGTTGCATATATGATTTTTACCTTTAGTTTTTTTTGTTCTTTAGTGGTTTGCCTGGCAATAAGAGTTCCTTTGGTTTTTCTTTTATAACCATCTTTTGCTGTATAGTCTTGTTTTCTAAAATTTTTAGACTTAACATCATAAGCAGTATACTCTCCTGTAGACATATTTAAAGTAACAATATCTACCGGTCCAAGTCCACCAAGTGGTGTAAATACTAGGATATTAGGGTCTTTTGCAATATTAAGTTGTGCAGAAAGCTCACTCATTAAACCAGCTACTGCTTTTTTACGCCTAGCCATTCCACTTTAGAAAGCCTAGTATAATCCCTGCTAGACCTCCTAATAGAATAAGTAAATTAATTGCTCCCTTGCCTTTACTTACATCACTTCTTAATTGTTTTACTTCTATTCTCATTTCATCTATTGCTTTGAATAAAGTTTTCATTCTTTCAGCACATACTTTTTCGTGAGTAGAAAGTCTAAGACCTGTAGACATTTCACTAAATTCTTTTGATGTTATAATTTTTTTTCTAGGCATCAATTTTTTTCTCTGGTATGCAATAAAATTTTATAAATAATTTCTTTTCATTAATAACAACCCTACCTATCTTTTCCATTTGTTCAATAGATTTTTCATAACCTTTTAGTAAGCAGGAGTATTGATCTTCATAGAAAGTATCTATAACTTGATATGGTGGTAAACAAGTTAAGGAAACGCCACTACAAAGAATCATAGTGAGAATAAAATTCATATTAATTATCTTGCTGCGTTAGCTTCTCGTTAATTTATTAACGAGCATTACAAGGTACTCCATTAGAATTTACGAATGGTGCTTCTGCCACTGCATAATACACAAACGTATCACCATCTCCATTTACATCTGCATATTTGGCATCACTACTAGGTATTCTCCATTTAAAACCATTAGATAAAAAATCTAAAAATTCAGTAGTATCTTCTGCATCACTATTATTAGGTTCTAAAACTTCGTTAGAACCATTATATCCATTTCTTTTGTTATCGAAAATTTTCCAATCTTTTGTTCCATTGGTACGTTTGACCAACAGAAGCGCTGGTCTAAATCCCAAGTATACGAATGTACCATCTGTTCCAGAATCACCGTTCCCAGTATAGCCACCAAACTTGCTGAAGCCTTGTTTTTCTGCGAAGCAGTAAGCAATCATATTATCTGTACCACTAGCGTTCATTTGATTATAAGTACCTACTGAAAATACTGAAGATGTAGTTGCTGTATCTTGAAAATTATCGACATCTGCATTTTCAGCATCAGTTCCATTTAAAAATAAATGTGCAGCTGGAGAAATTGCTTGATGGTAAACTATCCAACTCTCTGTTCCACCTGAAATTCGTTTTATAATCATCATTTTAGGTGCCGCTATTCCATGTGCTATTGTTGCATTAGCCGCTGTACCACTCCAACGAATAATTGCAAATCCTGAAGTAGTATTTATACTTCCATCACTATCAATACTTCCAACACTTGTTGCACTAGCATCATTTGAAAATGCACTTCCAGCTTTCCAGCACCAAGCTACAATATTATGAGTATTGTCATAATTTAATCCATATCCATCACCATCTGCATTCAAAGTAAAACCATCACTATCAAATGAAGCTAAAGCATTAGAGTTGGTTGCTTCAGCTGCATTAGTATCTGGAGTTAAAATTTTTGTTACACCTCTAACAGTATCTATAATTCTATGTGAATAGACGTCACTACGATTTTTCCACCAGCACATATTTGGAGACATATCTTCATCACCATCTAAAGTAATTGCTGTGCTATCGGTATTATTTGCAGCATATATTTTTGTTTGAAAATATAATTCTGGATTGTCTATTGTTGTATAAGCCATTATCCAAACTCCGCTAAATTTTTAGTACATAATGCTAAAAAATCTTTTGCCGCACTATCAAATGATGAACCCCCACCATCGCTGGGATCGTATTCAAAGTTTCCATAGTCATTATCATCTGTAATTGCTGCATCTGCAAGAGTAAAAGCTGGACAACCACCAAAGTTTGCTTCAAAAGTTCCTGATGTTCCTGATGTTCCATCAGCACAACAAAAAAAGTAGTTTCCATAACCATTACTAGCTGCTGCTGTTATTGATATTCCAGTTCCTGAATTTTGAATTGTGCCATTTTTGGCGAAATATAATTTGTTATTATCAAGATCAAGATAAACTCCAATAATATCTCCATCAGTATAAGTATCTCCATAACTACTGCTTCCAGTATTATTATAGCTATTTCCATCTGAAGTTTTATAGCCATATTCTACATGATCGTTTGCACCACCATTAGTTAAAAAAGTTGTATCATCATCTGGTGCATCTACACAAATTCCAATGTAACCATGTTCAGGAATAGATGTTGCTTTAAATTCTGCATACCATTTACCAGCAGACATACCTATCGTTGATCTACCCCAAAGATATTTTGAATTAGTTGTTGTTACCCACTTGCAATTACCTTCTGAATATGTTGCAGAAGATTGAGCATTATCCAAAATATTTAATGTTGCAAAATTATTCGTTGGAACATCAGTAGCAGAATCCGTAGCGTCTAAATTATTTACTGTAAAATCATTTGAGTTTCCACTTGAATCCGCTCCAAGATCAGCGGAATCGGAAAATTTGCAATAGAATCCATTAGTACCAAATGTTAATCCTGATACATCTATCGGTTTCCAGATTGTCGGTGAATCTGAATCAAATTCTCCAAATGAAGTTGGTGTTAATTGTTGTCCATCAATTAAAACTGCTTCTGCTATATAGCCATCAAAAGTACCTGCTCCATCTAAAGCACCTAAATTAGATACTAAAGAAGCATAATTAAACCATACAGAATTATTTTGTGGAATGTATGCTGTACTTGGATAACCACCTTGTGTTGTATCAACTTGTGTTCCATTAACATAAATCTTAACTCTATTTGTATCTGTTGCTTGTGTAGTATCAACAGCTAACACAGTATGATACCAAGCACCTACATCTCTAAATAACATATTAGTTGTAGATTTATATGAAACATCTGAACCAGCTAATCTATGTTGATAGTATAAGGTGTTATCACTACCGAAACCATATATTTCTTGAGCATAAACTCCAGGAGTAGTATCTGCCATACCATATAATCTTTGATATGTACCTAAAGCACCTCTTTTTACCCATAGTGATAATGTAAATTTTTGATTACTTGTTATTGAACCAGAAGCGGCTCTAGACATATAAGCACTATCACCATCATTAAACCTACATGAGTTATCTACATTATATCCTGCGTCTGCTGTTGCTGATGCTACGTTTCCTGGTAAAATTAAAGGCATTAAACCTCCAATGTTGGAAATTCGCCTAATGGTCTTTCCATAACAGGATTTTCTTCTGTGCCTGTATTAACATAAGCATAGAGAGTTGCTAAAGCATCTACGTCAGCCGCATTGTCAATAGCAGTTTCCATTTCATTTGATTTTGTTCTTACATTTGCTCTAAAAGTTGTAACAGCACTTGGTACTGAATAACTTTCAACATCAGTTGCTTTAATTACATACCAATCTGTCGGTGCTAATAATCCACTAGCTTGACTTTTAATAATTCTTTTGTGTTTAGTTTTTAATCCTTCAACTTTAACATCACCTACTTCTTTATCGTCAGGTAAAT